TTATTCAATAGGTGTTAAAAAGTATGCTCGCGCCCTGCGGTCAGGGCGGTTGCGGTCGATGGCGCGAACAGTAAACAGTCGCCCCTGGTGTTCAACCAGCCAGTTGACATCAATCTCTTTTCTGGGCCTGATAGTGAACTGTTGCACCTCGATCACGTGTTGCTGGTCAGAGGTGCGGATTTTGCGGTTAGACATTGCCTCCGCTTTCGCCCAGACGGTGGTGACGTATTCGGATTTAATGATCTCGGCACCCAGTTCATCCCGTGTAATGACGGGATGAAACAGTTTGATGCGATGGCGCAGCGCTCCGGCTCTCATCGGCTTTCTCCTATAGCGGGATATAACGATACGGCTCTAATAGTGCCTTGAATCCGGCGGGCAAGGACTGGGCTTCACGGTTTTCATACCAGTACCCCACGGTCAGCATAATCGCCAGTTCGACATCCTCTGAGGCCAGTAATCCGTCGGGATCATCTTCCGGCATCACGTCCGCATACAGGCGGCGGTTCAGGTAATTTTCGGCCCGTTTGATGGCGGCACCGGCATAGGTTTTCAGCAAGGTATCCTCGGCCTCATTATCACTGTCAATACGGCATTGCTGCCGGAGTTTTTCAAGGGAAGGGAAAGGCATTTAATCTCCTGAATACCTGCGACCCTTGCAGATCGCAGGCACAAAAAAACCGCAATAAAGCGGCGAAATTCCCAGCAGGGATGGGTTAACCTGCGGAAGCACTGCCCTTGCCGACCAATGCCTTGATGGCGGCGGTGTCTTCCAGAATGCAGTCGAAGCGGTGGAAGGCCAGAAAGGCTGTCTGGTCATAATCCGCATAGCGCTCAACCAGCCGTCTCAGGGTCATGTAGGCCACGCGGCGAATAATGAAACGGTTGAAGTCCCCGCAGTAGATAAACTTGTTCCCTGCCCCCATGTCAGCAATGGCCTGATCAATGACATACGGCACCCCCCAGCACGGTAGACGGCACCACGCCCGCAATCTCAGGCAACCACAACGGGCGACGCTGTGCATCCTCCATCTCGGTGATGAGTTTCAGCGTGCTGTCATTGAACGCCCAGCGGAAGGTGCCGGTATTGCGGTAGGCCGGATCAAGGGCGTGTTTCAGGGCGTTCATGTCTTTCCAGCCAAACTTGGCGGCGGCATCCACTGTGCCTGTCACGGAGGTTTCCAGTCCCTTGGGTTGTTGCGGGCTGCCCTTGCCGGTGCCTTTGACCAGATACCGAGCTTCACCGCGCCCGAGGCGCTCGGCGATGCGTTTTGCCAGATAGGCTTCCATATCAATACCGGAATCCAACAACAGCTCATTGGAGACCCGGATAATTTTGGACGACAGTTTTTTCGCCCCCAGGGATTCCGTGCCGAACGTGGTATCTTCTTCGCTGGCTACCGCGTTCTCGCCCAGCAGCTCCCCTTCCTCTGTTGTACCATCGGCGGTGGACCATTCGATGGTTTGCCCGGTGGAGGTACTGAGGATTTGCGCCACACTGGCGATCCCTCCGTAGGCTTTCATGGCCTCGACTACCTTGTTCAACATCTGGGTGGGGACGGTGTAGCCGCCTTTTTCATCGGGGGAAACTCCCTGCGCGCGCAACTCCCGCAGCGCCTGACGCTCTTCGGGGGTCATTTCCCCCAGACCCTGGCGCAGGAACTTGTCAAAGGCTGCTGCCCGGCGCTCCTGCTGTTCAGTTTCGGAGTGAGTGGGCTGGTTGCGCTGTTCCGGCTCCTGATTGTCCACCAGTTGCTGATCCAGATTGCGCAACGACTCCTCGCGCTGGATTTGCTCGTTGATGCTGTCCAGCTCCGTTTTGGCCTTGTTCCATTCGGTGCGCTGCTCTTCCGTCCACGCGCTATCCCCGATTTTCTCATGCAGGGCACGCATTTCAGCCGCGATGGTATTACGGCGTTGTTTTAGTTCATGTAATGTCATGATCCCATCCTAAATATTCAGTAAAGTCAGCAGGCGTTCACGCGCCTGTTTTTGATTGATAGCGTTGGTTAAATCGCCACTGGTACGGGCTTCTTGCCATGCCGCCAGCGAACGCACAGCAGAATCCGCCTTCTGATAGGCCGGATAAGTGACCGGACTCACGTCATACAGGCGAGAAAAGCGGCTGATTTCCCGGATAACGATCCCTGCCTCATCTTCGTACCAATGTTCGCCGTCACAGGCGACCCGGAAGGCAAAACTGGACTGGGTAATGTCGCCCCGTTGCATCGGCGCTAACACCAGATCGCGGATAGTCTGGGTGTCCGGGGCTTGTATCGTGTATTGCAACCCACGCCCATCCACGGAGAGCGACAAGGTACCGGCGGTACTGCGCCCCAAAATAAAGTTGGGGTCATGGTTAAACAGCCCGCGCACATCATCATTCAAAACATCATCAAACGCGCCCGGCTTGATAATTTCACGAAAGCCCCAGAGCGGTTCTGAGCGGCTGTTAAACACCGATCCATAGCCGACAATGCGCGTCGGCTGGTTCTCCAGTGTTTCCGTTCGCACTTCACCGGGGTAACAGCGCATTTCTCTGTCACTCATCGATTGGTTTATCCTCTTGGTTGGGTTCAGGGGGAATTTTCGGGTTCAGCAGACTGGCGGCATTGACGCTGACCAGCATGGTATCCAGCTCCGCTATCGGGTTCATGTCTTCAAAGGCACGGGCTTCATTACGACTCATCCAACCATCAGTAATGGCGAAATGGTAGAAATCCGCCCGCTCTTTCGGTGTCCCGCGCAGCAGCCCCGCCAGATTAAACCGCACATAAAACCCGGCCATACGTTCCTGACGGGTAAACAGGCGGCGGTTCAGTTCCTGCTCCCAGTTCGCGACCCATGGCATGATGGTATGCCGGGTAAACTGGATGGCCTGTTCGGAAATGTTGGAGTAAGTGGCTTTCTCCAAATCGTTGATCATATGAGCGGGCACATTGAAGATCCCGGCTATCATGGAGCGGTTGAGTTTCAGCATATCAATCAACTGCGCATCCACCGGGGAAACCGTCAGGGCTTTGTAGTCCAGCTCGGCTGGCAGCAGCAGGGTTTTATTTTCCTCACTGCGTAACGCCGCTGAGGCTTTTCGCCACATCGCTTTCAGACGCTCCCAGCCCTTGTCATTCATCTCACCTTTCACCGACACAATCCCGGCCGGGCGGGCATTGCCGCCAAAAAAAGTGCTGGTGTATTTCTGCCCGCTCATGCCCATGCCGATGGTTTCGGCGTGTTGCAGTATGGGACTTAAGCCCATTTTTTGGTTATTGCCCAGCGCCCTGATATGGATCATGTCATCGGGGCTGACAGCAAAGTTCCCCTCACTGTTATACACGCCGTAGGTGTAGCGCCCGCCCGTATTGAGCAGTGTGGTTTCCCACGGCATACAGGCATCAATGCCGGTCACTTCCCCTTTTCGGTTACGTTTGACCCAGGTATAGCCATTGCCCCAACCAAGAATATGACGCTGTTTTAACTCCCGCCATTTATAGCTGGTCTGCCAGTTGTTGGGTTCATCGTGCACCAAATAAAATACCGGATGGTCATGGGCCATCTCCACCGACTGCCCCGTCTTGCGCATCACATGTAACGGCATCTGGGCGACCGACGACGACAGCACGTAGATACAGGCATACACGGCAGCCAGCTTCATGGATGTTTCCGGGCTGACATACGCATCTGTGCTGAACAGCCCCTCATGCTCAGCAGCTTCCGCTGTCAGGGGCATTGCCGGGTTCTCCAACGGTTCGCTGCGAAACAACGCATCAAGCAGCATGTTGCCTCCTTCTTGCGACCGCCAGTGCATAGGTAATCAACAGACAACCGCCAATAATCAGGGTATTTGCCAACCCGAATTTCAGGTAACACCCCGCCAGTACCGCACTCACGCCTGTCAGTGCCGCACTATCAATCAGTAAATTTTTCATAGCATTAACAGGTCATCCGGATCGAGGTTGGAAAGGAAATCAGGGGCTTCGTGCAAAATAGCCCGTCCCATTGCCATAATCAGGGCGACTGCGCCATCTATCTTGCTGTCTTTTTGTTCTTTAATGGGACGCACAATGTCATCATTGCCGCCCATCGTCTTCCCGACAACGTTGCCGGTGCACCACGACAGTATCGGGTTGCCATCGTGATGAAAGCGACCGGACTGGATAGCGGCCTCCAGTTCTTTCATCGGATCGCTCATGTGAGTGAAATTTTGGGGAATGATGATGGGATTAATGCCTTCATCCGCCAGTAAATGCGATAACCCGGTCGCGCCAAAAGGGTCAATCGGCGCTTCACTGACCGGGTTTAACTGGCAGGCAAGTTTGGCTTCCTCAAGAATGTAGCGGTAGTCTACTTCAGCACCCTCGGTGACGGTCAGCAAATCCATCTCTACCCACTTCTGAAACCGTTCCGCACTGCGCCGGTTTTCGTTCTGCTCTACGCTGTAGACCGTGTCATACGGCACCCAGAAACGCGGGGCAATACTGTAGAAATGCCGCTTGCCGTCAATCTCACGGACAAAGAGCCGTGCCATGCTGTTCATGTCCAGCTTGCGGGCAAGGTCAAAGGCCAGAAAGCAGGGCTGCCCCTCGAATTGCTCCAGTGTCAGGGTGGTATCCTCGCATTGCTTCCAGCTCACCATATTGAAGTAAGCTTCCCGGGCAGAGACCCAGATATTCAGGTGCTTGGTTTTGAAGACACTGGCTAAACGCGGGTTATTCAGCGCGCGCTGTTGCTGACTGAGCAGGAAGTCCGCATAGACCGACACACCCATATTGGGATTGGCTTTACGTAACACCGCCGGGGAGGTCCAGTCATCCCCCTCGTCCACGGTGTAAATCACCCCGAACAATTCCTCATTGGGGACATTGCCGGACAGCATTTCAATCACTTCACGGCGCTTGTCGTAACAAGGCCCTTCAATGTTATAACCGGCGGTGGTGATCGCCCACATCAGGGGCTGACGCCGTGCCCCCATTCCCGTGAGCATGGTGGTATAAAGATCGTCGGTATCGTGCTCATGGTACTCGTCCACAATGGCACAACTGGGGGACTGGCCGTCGCCGGGGTTGCCAATCAGTGGCTCAAAGCGTGCCCCATCCGCCGGGCGGTTCAGGTTCGACGCATTCACTTCAATACCGAACGCCTCCACCAGCATTGGGGTACGTTTACACATCAATCGTGCTGGCCGAAACACTTCCCATGCCTGCTTCTCGGTAGTGGCACCGGAGTACACTTCCACCCCGAACTCGTCATCACAGGTAAAGCAATAGAGTGCCACCCCCGCCGAAATCGCGGATTTGCCATTTTTACGGGGAATTTCGGTGTAGACTTCCCGAAAACGGCGTAAGCGGCTGCCCTTATGCACCCAGCCAAAGGCCGAACAGACAATAAAGAGCTGCCACGGCTCCAGCGTAATCAGCATGCGTTTAAAGGCCCACTCCCCCTTGGTGTGGGGCAGCAACTGGATAAACTTGGCCGCCCGTTCGGCCAAGTCTTTGTCGAACCGGTACTTAAACGCCTTGGTCTTCTCTTGACCCAAGTTATCCAGATGGCGCTGGCAGGCTTCCCTGACATAGCGACCCGCCTCAATTTTGCCCCGTACCACATCACGGGTGTACTGGTTCGCCGCATTGACATTTGGGTAGGATTTACGGCTCATGATGAGATCATCATCATAAACGGGTTATCGGTTTTGGCCTGACCTGCCGCCCCTATCAGGCGCTGACGGCTGCTGGGATCTAATCCCAGCATAGAGCCGGTGGTATCCATCTCAGACTGCTGCTCTTTCTTGGCCGTCAGTTCGGGATTTTTAATCGCCCCACCGGTTGCACCAGTGATGCTATTCCCCTGCATCGCAATATTCACGACTGCCCTACGCCAAAACTCATAGGCCACACACCAGCGCTCCAGTACCGCCAGATCGGTGACACACAATAATCCCTGAGCACATAATTCTTTGCTGGTCAGTTCCCACATCACCACCGCCAGCGACAGGTCACTTTCTGCAAACCAGTCCGGGGGAGCAACACTGGTCAATGGCGTGAAGGTCGGCTCATCGCGGTTCAGTTTTCGCTTACCCGGATTGCCTGCCAGTGCTTTGCGTGCCGTCGGCTTAGGGCGACGGCCTGACTTGCCCGCCGCTCCGGCCATATGCAGCACCTCCCGTGCTCAAAAACAGTGAAAGAGGGGTAAAAAAACACCCGGTTTAAATTTCATTTTTCGCGGATATAAGAAAAGACCCAAGGTGGCGGTCCTTAAGAGGAAGAGGGGCAGGGATTTGATCCACCCCTCTCCCTATAACAATGACATATGCAATAATTGCCATTAGAAATTAATATTCACTCAACCTTTAGCGTAATCGCTCTGTCGCGGTCTTCTGTCTATGGCAGGCTTCAACACAACAATTGCAGATTGCTCAACGCATCGGTGCCGCCGTGAGCTTTGGGTTGGATATGGTCAACAGTGGTACCTGTGACCGCTCGCCTCTGTCGTAAGCAATGCTGGCACAGGTGGTTATCCCGTTGTTTGACTCTGACCTTTAACTTATCCCACGGACTGCCATAGCCCCGTGCATGTCGGCTCTTGCCCTGTTGATGATGTTGCCAGCCTGTATGCAGGTGATCATTGCAGTAGCCGCTGCGGTCGGTGGTAGTCTTGGGGCAACCTGACTTACGACAGGCGCGGGGAATGCGGAGTGGCATATTCTGTCCTCCATATAGCAAAGAACCTCCCGAAGGTGGTTTACTTTGATAATTCATTCAATTTTAAACTTATTTTATTTTTCAGTTTATCCGTTTCCAATATGAAGCATTTATATCTTTCAGATGAATCACCTTTCATTTTGAGATTTTCTAACACAAGATGAATATCATTTTCGAACTCAGGGAAATAAGTTTTAGCAATAAATTCAAACTCTATGTAGTCGAATTCATGTTTTGTTGGTAATTCATCAATTGATTTATATCCCAGCTGATGACTTCCCCATTGAACAAATGAATAGAGTAAGATAATGAGCTTTTCGCCTTTTTCTATTAAAAGTTTTTTACTGTCTTTTTCTCTTTCATGTTTGAGTTGCTTATTAAAACGACGTTCATTCCAACAATTCGTAAACCAAGCAATTAGTAAAGAAAAAAAACTAGCTAAAAATGCGCTGGCTACTGGTATCCATATTGCGTTCATATAATCACTCCAATGTTGAATCGACATGCATAGTATATTTAATCAGCGCTTAGCATTCCTTACATTGTGTGTTACATACTCTATTTCAGCATATTCAACTTGCCTGTTTGATATAACCCCACACTTTTAAGTACCGGTTCAGTATCAAAAAAGATATAAAATTCTGCACAAGACACTCCGAAAATGCCCTGTTCAGTATTTGCTGTCTCTCCTGCTATCACATCACTTCGTCTGCCTACAGGGAATGTTGCTAACAATGACCCATGTTACTCGGTGGAATGGGTTATTTTTGATTCTGTCTGTACGCCCAATGTTAAAGAAATATGTCTCAGCTAATACCAGCAAACGGCGATAACACGACGCAAAGGGAGTATCGGTATTGCAATTCCTGTCAAAATAAAGAAATTATCACCGTTACTTTAACTTCATTAAGTGATTTATCTCAAATTTTAAAATATTAAAAATAGGTAAATTTATTCTTCCATTTCTAAGGCTATTTGCAAACAAGGAGTTTGTATGAGTTTTCGTTCGGGTATAGAAAAGATTGAAGGTTTATTTAAAAAAACACCTACATTTGCCAGTAGAGGCAGTGCGATAATGTCTAATCTTGCAAGTTATTCAGTCGTAAATGGACTGATTGGCTTCTTTGCTATAAGAGCACTTTGCAAATACTCCCAATATGAAGTGGTTATAGGATCTATAGTAAGTCTTTTGGTTGCTTTCCTATTTGCACTCTTCTTATTAGATACCTTTTTGAATCACATACCATTGAAAGAAATCAGTGGAAAAAGTAAATCAGTACCGGTTAGATGCTTCCTATACTTCATTTTTATCGCAGTAGGCATATTGCTCAATTTTACATACACTGCGGGAATTTATATTTCACTATTCAATTTTTCTTCACAAGTATTAACATGTAAGCTATAAAGACAGTTTGCACAAAAAACCATGTGTCATCTGAATATGACTTCATTTTTGTACACCCACTATTACAAAACGGACAGGGATTAAGTTCGTTTGTTTCAGTCATTACTTTTTTTCCCCACATTCAGTACTCACATATTCCTGCAAATATCTTAATTTTGCCCGGTCGCTGATGATGCCTTCTCGGATATCGAGAACAGTTGATCCAGTTTCTCCAGTGAGTTCGACGGTGGTTGAAGTGCCCATGCTACCGGAGGTAACGGTTTCAGACACGGGACAGGTGGCTTGGATACGCAGCTTGCGACGACCAGCGGCAACATCAGCCCGAAGAGTGTCGATTTCAGACTTGGCATTAGTGAGTTCCTGAGTGTGTTTGGTATCCAACTCATACAGCATTTCAATATGCGAGCTCTGGTAGTTGATGATGTCAGTCAGTTGCTGGATTTCGGTTATCTGATCGCTATTGATACCGAGCTGTTTCTTATATCCAGAGCGGTATAAGAAGGCTGCGGCTGAGGCAATAATCAATGCAACAACAACGCCGGAGGTGAAATTTGGCTTCATAATAAAAACATCTGACGTTCAGATACCCTGCGATTATCCAACCCACGCATAACCTTGCCTGCCGCTTTATTCCATCGGGAAAACTCTGCCGCAGCACCTGTATAATCACCTTGATTGAGTTTTTTCAATAAAGTGGAACCTGAAAAGTTACCGCTGCCACAATTGAATATAAACGAACACAAAGCATCGAACTGTCTTTGATTCAGCGAAACTTTAACCGATTGCCTTAATGTGGTGTAAATAGTTTGGAGATCATCATGCAAGAATGCCTCGGCTTGCTGCTCTGTAATCACATCTCCTTTCTTAACCCCTTTTGTATGGCCATAACCAATGGTCCACGGTATACCACCTGTTGCGGGATCAGGATAGGCTTTCAATTTCAGACCTTCATATTGCTTGATGCACTCAAGACCTTTATTGCTGATTTCCATCAGAGGATGCTCCCGCTCTTTTCTCTGCCGCCTTACGTAACAATTGACCGATAAAGTCCGTACCCAAATAACCAATTACCACACTACTGATGTAGGCTAAATCAGGATTCAGACCAAATAGATTTAATACATCACGAATGAACCAAGCGAACATGGCGCACATAAAGGCATCGATTGATACCTTTAACCATCCCCCTCCGTTATAGCGGCCTCGGAGAAATGCCATTGTCCCGGCGAGGGTTGCACCGATACCTTGCTCTTTTATTGAGGCAAGCAAGTCACCAAGGTGTACCCAGATATCAGTATTTTCTTTCACCTTCATTTTCCCCCGTTAGAACAATGGGCATCTGTGGGATGAAATAAGTTCGCCCCTAGAGACTGTCATTAAGTTAGAGTACCACCCAAAATAATTGCAAAGGAGAAAATAAAACCCCAGCATATACTGGGGGCTAAAAAGAACTTCTCTAATAGATTATTCATACCATTCGCAATGGAAACGATATTTTTTGCCTACTTGTTCTAACAGCTTACCAAACTCTACTGTGTCACCTTTCCGATAGTGAAGATGTACTTCATGGTTTGTTGAATTGCTGCTTTTCTCTGTAAAGTCTCCAAGATTATATTTTTTACCATCTACAGTAATTATCAAAGTCTTATTGGTCAGATCTGGAACTTGAGCAGCTAAACCAGTCCTAGCCTTAAATTGAATTTCGATTTGATTAGCAGCTGAAGTACCATACATAGGACCAAACCAATAAATATTATAAGGATAACCATTTGTTGTTAGATTATTTTCAATAATAACTGGATCCTCTAAGCTCCATAGTTTACCCAAAACTGGTGCAGAGTGAGCTTTTGGTGTTGCATCAAAGACTAAATTATATTTAAGAGTCTTTAGTGTTTCTGGCTCCGGCTTTACTTCTTGATCTGGTTTCGAATCAGATGTTGGTTTCACCTTATCTTCAAAAAACGCCCAATCACACGCCATCATATCTTCCTGCGTTGGTTGCCATGGCACAAAATTACCGTGCTCATTGCGCAAATCAATATGTGTCAAATAATCATACTTAGTGCTAACAGCAACACCATCAACCGCGTAAGCACTATCTTTCTCCACAGTTAAATCATTTACACGTGGAGTGATAGCCAGATACATCTCATTATTCCCTTGGCAATTCACCCAAGCAGAACGGGTAACACGCTTGCGTAGTTTTAATTGAATCAAAGCCCAAGAAAAAGAACCTACCGGTGCAATAAAACAATCACACTGATATTGTTTTGGATCAAATGGACATTCATGTTCAGGCTTAATAAATTCAGACATACTATTTCCTTATATTTATAAAATTACAGGCAGTTCAATTTAATATTTAACTTTCGCCCGCTGTTAAACAGGATGAATATATTAATAAATCCTTATGATTGAATATATCGATTAGCCTTGTATGGTCATTTTTACAATCCACTGAATCCCATTCATTTATTTGTGAATGATTTTATTTCTTGTTCCGTCTGCCTAAACCGCGCTTCTTCCAGTTCCACCCCCAACACACGACGATTCAACTTCAAAGCCGCTTTCAGTGTCGTCCCGGAACCCATAAAGAAATCCGCCACCAGATCCCCTTCCCGGCTGCTGGACTGAATAATATGTGCCATCAGGTCAGCCGGTTTTTCGCATGGATGCTCGGCAATTTGTTGCGCCGCCATTTCCATGGAAAACAACAAGGCACCGCCACCGTCGCGGGTCATGCCGTCAATCATGCACAGGGCCAGTTCCGTTTAGTGCCAAGATATTTGGCTTGGAAGAGCTGGGGCGTAAGTTGCAGGCGCTGGAAAGCGATCTCCAGACGCAAATCTTGCGCAAGGCCGGAAAAGCCGCGATGGAAATCGTCAAAGACGATATGGAAACCCACGCCGGATACGACAAGAAAAGTGACGGTCCCCATATGCGGGGCAATATCAAGATCCGAACCACAAAATCCAGGAAATACAAAGGCGGGGTGATGGTCACCGTTGGTCCCACCAAACCCCATCGTATGAAAGCACTGGCGCAGGAAATGGGCACGATCAAGCAGGTCGCGCAACCCTTTATCCGCCCAGCGCTGGATTACAACAAACAGGCCGTTTTAAAGGTACTGGCGCAGGAAATCCGCGCCGCCTTGTCGGCTTACAGTAAGTAAACTGGAGTTAACACTTATGGCAACCTCCCCTGAATACGCGGTATTACCCGCGGGAACAGTCGTCAAGTTTGGTCAGTCTGGTGACAGCGTGGCGCAGATGAAACCCTTAATTAACTGTAAGGCACTGGGGGCAACGGGACTGACGGGCAGTTTTGTTGACTGCACCACCCTGATGGATACCAACAAGCAGTTTATTTCCGATATGCCGGAAGGCCCGGAAAAATCCCTCGGTTTTATTGACGACCCGGAAAATGAAGACTTCGTCGCTTTCCTGAATGCGGCTGAAAAGCGTGAAACGGTCCAGTTCTACATTGCCCTGCCGAACAAACGTACCGCCACCCTAGTATTGGCCTTGTCCGGCTGGGAAATGAACGACATTAACGCCCCGGCGAGTGAAGTGATCCAAATCACCGTCAAGGGTAAACAAAACAACCTCGTCTGGGGTATCGCTGACACGAAAACAGGAGTCACCCAATGAAAGCATTGAAAGCCGCCTTATTAACCCCGCGCCTACAGATTAAAGCTGTCGAACTGTTTGGCACCCGCGTTAACCTGCGCCGCCTAACTGCCGCCGAGCTGTTGGATCTGGAAGAGTCCACCGAAAAGCTGAGTGACGCCGGGAACGGGCGCGAAGCCTCCCGCCTGAATATCCAGATGGTGCTGGATTGTCTGGTGGATGACAAGGGGAAGCCCATTCCCGCCGGTGATCTGCCCACGGCAGAAGAGTTGATGACCCTCCATGATAACGCCACCTTGATTGACGCCATTCAGACCGTAAAACGCCATTCCATTGGTACGCTGGAGGATGCCGAAAAAAACTAATCCGCTCGCCATGGCTGCACTTTGCTTTTACCCTAGCAGAACACCTTGGCGAAATCGATCCCTATCTCATCCTGTCCCTACCTGCGTCCACACTTAATGAGTGGCAGGCGTACTATCGGCTAAAAAATCGTAAATCCCCTGACAGTGCGCCTGTCGTTCCTGCATCAGCTCCCCGTGATACGGTGAAAGCGCAGTGTAATGCCGTGATGAAATTATTAGGTTAATTTATGGCTAATTTATCCACGTTGACGGTCGGCTTGCTGGTCAACGCGACCTCGTTTAAATCCCAGATAATGGATGCCTATCGCTATGCCGGGCAGGAATCACAACGCTTTACCGATAAATCGACGGCGGAGGCTAAAAAGCTGCAAAAGACCTACAGCTCACTGGCATCACAGATCAAATCGGTCTCCGGGCAACTGGCGTTACTGGCAGGCACAGGTTTTTCACTGAATACGATTATCTCCCATACCCGCAGATACGGGCAGGCGCTGTCTGACCTGTCCGCTATTACTGGCGCAACCGGCGAGCAATTAAAGAAACTGGATGAAAACGCCCAACGGATCGGGCGTACCACGGAATTTGGTGCCACCCGGGTTGCGGACGCTTTCAAGTTGATGGCCTCAGCCAAACCGGAATTGCTGAACAGCACGGAGGCGCTGACATTGGCAACTGAAAAAGCGGTGATCCTGGCGCAGGCATCCGGTATTGATCTGCCTGATGCCACCCGCGCACTGGCGTTATCACTCAACCAGTTCGGGGCGAGTGCCGAGCAAGCCGACCGCTTTATCAACGTGCTGGCGGCAGGCGCAAAATATGGCTCTTCTGAAATCAACGAGACCGCGCAGGCGATCAAAAACGGCGGTACAGCCGCCGCGCTGGCGGGGATCAGTTTTGAGGAGCTGGGTGCTGCTATTCAGATACTGGCAGAGCGGGGCATCAAAGGCGGCGAGGCAGGCACGGCGATCCGTAACGTGATACTGGCGCTGGAGCGTTCCACCGACAAGACGCTGAAACCTTCCGTGGTGGGGTTGTCGTCGGCACTGGAATATTTAACTGGCAAAAACTTCTCTACCGCGCAAGCGGTAAAGTTATTTGGGCGGGCGAATGTCAGTGCGGCGTCTAACTTAGTGACTGGGCGAGAAAAGCTGCAGGAACTGACCCAAGCCCTGACGGATACGCAAGTTGCCTATGAGCAGGCGGGCGCTCGCGCTAATAACCTGGGCGCGGATCTGGATGTACTGACCAGTGCGTTTGAAGGAATGGCGATTAACATCGGGCAAAGTGCAGATGGCCCGTTGCGTACAGGTGTACAGGGAGTCACCACGGCGATGAATAGCCTTTCTGAGAACTTTAATACCCTAACTCGTCTTGCTTTACATACCTTATTGCCCGTTATGGCGATAAAAATGACCGCGGGGTTACGTGAAAATATCCGCGCATGGAAGGCAACGGAAAAAGCCACTCGCCGTGCTGCTAAACAGAAAGCGGAAACGGTCAGACGCACGATTGAGCAGGCCAATGCGACCCTTCAGCTCACTCAGCGTCAGGGTGAACATATCGAAAGGCTGCGGCAGATCAATGGGCAGTATGGTCTTTTCGTTAATTACGCTAAAGAATCAAAAGCCTTATATCGGCAGGAAACAGAGGCGCTCAGACAAAAGGAAAGAGCAACAAGGTTGCTTGAGGCCGCTAATCGCCGCTTATCTTTTTCCTACCGGGCATTATCTGTTGCCGGGGGATTTGCCCGTGGTGCGCTTGCTCTGATCGGTGGACCGTTCGGGGCGGCGATGCTGGCAGGCTCTGCTATCTATTACTTCCATCAACGGGCGCAAGAGGCTCGCGAAAGTGCAACCAATTTAAAGGATGCCGTGCTCGAAACAAAAGAGGCGTTGATGCAGCTTTCCAAAATCGAACTGTCTTCTAATGTTCTAAAATACCGGGATGCACTGGATAAGCAAAAAGAGGAAACCGCCAAAATATGGCTTAATTTGCAGGGTAAGAAAAATATTGTTTCCGGTGTTGGGTTTGGCGGCCTGTGGGCGAACAAAAAGAAAGCACAAGAAGTCGTTATACACGCAGAGGCGGAATACGAAAAAGCGCTTAAAAAAACGGAATTTCATCAGAAACAGCTTGAAGCATCTCAGGCGGCATTGAAAGCGCTGGAAGCCGGCGAAAAACCCAAACCCCTAAAGTCGAGCGGTTTTTGACCGCCTGATTTATCCAAAGATGTAAATTTAGGGTGAGTTTGGGTATGCTGTGTTTCAGCCATCATCGTTACTCCGTATAACGGTTGTTGGTCAGACGCCCTGTATGTGTTGTGAGCACTACGGGGCGTTGCTTTTTTATGTTACGTTTCTTATGTCATATTCTTTTCTGTGTTATGCCGCTCGTGATTCAGCAATACGTTGCGCAATCCAGTTATCAATCTCTGATTCAATAAAAGCGACGGAGCGAGCGCCAAGTTTGACTTGTTTTGGAAATGTCCCTGCGCTAATCAGTTTGTAGATCCACGCTTTGCTATAACCCGTTCTGCGTTGAACTTCCGGCAAACGAATAAGATTTTCTTTCAGTGCTGTCATTGTCATATTTTCTCCTGTTACAGAGTCCTTGAACGCTCATCAGGGACGTTGTTTGATGACAGGCGGATTATTTAAAAAGCAAGATTAAATGAACAGCGTTAATTGTTTTTCCGATTTGTTGAATTTATCGTTTTATCCGAAGTTCAACCTTTCTCTCTGTAGGTTGTATAAAAAACGGACTCATGTGCCACGGGCACGGCGGTGTGAAAAATAACCATGCATTTACGCCTTCTTGCCAAATGTTCTTATCAGCACATTTTCACCTCGCTCCAACTTCTCCATATAATCCGCATACCATTGCAGCATTTCCCTGCGACCATCCAGATATTGAGCGTGATTGTAAGTTCCTCTGATGCTGTTCTTATCAACATGAGCAAGATGTGTTTCAATCCATTCAGACGGATATCCTTGCTCATGCAAAATTGTGCTCATGGTATGGCGGAATCCGTGGCCTGTAGCCCGCCCTGCATAACCAATGCGTTTAATTAATACATTTAATGCCATATCACTCATTGGCTTACTTGCATCATTCCTGCCCTGAAAAACATATTTCCCTTGGCCTGTCATGGGCTTTATCTGTTCTAAAATATCAAGAGCCTGCCTTGATAGAGGAACAATATGAGGGCGACGCATTTTCATTTTTTCAGCCGATATTTCCCAAACAGCCTTATCTAAATCAATTTCTGACCATTCGGCTGTGCGTAATTCACCGGGACGAACGCCTATTATCGTTTGCAAACGCATCCCCATCTTTACTATAAAACTGCCTATATAAGCATTTAAGGCTTTGTAGAATTCATGGAGTTCATCAACAACTAAAAATGAATAGTGAGATTTTTTATGTGGAATAAAAGCTGAGACTAAATCAGGGGCGGGATTATATTCGGCTCTCCCTGTTACTATTGCATATCGCCACACTTCCCCACAGCGCTGGCGTACTTTCTTGAGTTTCTCGTTCGCTCCACGATCATACAATCTGGATAAAACAGCCATAAGCTCCATTGGCTTAATTTCAGCAATAGGTCTGTTACCTATGTAGGGAAAGACTTCTTTTTCAAACGTTTCCATCATTTCTTTTGCGTAGGAAGCTGACCACCTGTCTTTGCGTTTTTCGTACCATTCAAATGTTATATTTTTGAAGGTATTTTCTATCAGGTTTGCGGCGGATATTTTTTCAGCTTTTCTTACGTCGCTGGGGTTGATTCCATTAGCCACTAACTTTCTGGCTTCATCACGTTTGGTTCTGGCTTCCATAAGCGTTACTACCGGATAGACACCTAATGAGAGCATTTTGGTTTTACCCGCAAATTGATAACGATATCTCCAACCTTTCGAACCATTAGTGTCAACTAACAAAGATAGCCCATTGCCATCTGCCAGCGTATAGGCTTTTTCCTTTGGCTTCGCTCGCTTAATTACTAAGTCTGTCAGCTTCAT